TCTGCAAGAAGATATAATTATGGTAGAAACGCACGTAACCCGGTTAGTGACTGTTGACTTAGAACAGCATCAATGGGATGCGCTGATATCCTGGTGCTTTAATTTAGGCTGTGGAAATCTTAGATCAAGCACGATGCTCCAAGTGATTAACCGAGGAGAGATCGACAAAGTAACCTCAGAGTTAATTCGATGGGATAAAAGCAACGGAAAAGCTCTTGCAGGGCTAACAAGACGAAGAAAAGCAGAGGCAACTCTGTTTGATACGAGTCAGTTAGATTATGGCAAGGTGAAAGACAATGGATGAGCATACTAAAGAAATGGTTGATATTGCAGCAGCAAGCACAGGGATTATGTCACTAGCCGCATGGCTTCCTCCTATTGCATCTCTATTCACAATCGTATGGTTGGGGCTAAGAATATGGGAAAGCAAAACAGTTCAGGATTTAGTTGCTAAGAAATGAAAAAAGGTAGACAAGGCGAGGGGGGCGGAAGGCCGTCAGTTGTGTTTACTGAAAAGCAAGTCATTGAATTAGAAGCACTTTCTTCTGTTTTGACCAAAGGGCAGATTGCTGATTACTTTTGCATCTCAGAAACCACGTTGCGAAAAATAGAGGCAAGACAGCCAGAAGTTTCTGATGCCTATAAAAAAGGGGCCGTCAAACAGATTGCAGATATGGGAAATAACCTTGTTAAGTTGGCCAAAGAGGGCAACGTAGCAGCAAATATTTTCTATTTAAAGACTAAAGGGGGATGGAAGGAAGAGCAAGCAGAGGCGCAAGAGATACCCCCGATTAATATTGTGGTGGATAGTCGTGCAGCTCACGCTCCCACAGAGTGAGATATTTTGCTCTAACAGTCGCTTTAGGGTCTGCGTTGCAGGTCGAAGATTTGGCAAGAGCTATCTCGCGGCAACCGAACTATTACAAGCAGCCATTTCAGGAAAGAATAGAAACGTATTTTATTGTGCGCCCACCTATGGGATGAGCAAGGAAATCGAATGGGATATGTTGTTATCAATGATCCCTGATGAATACCTTATAAAGACCAATGAAACAGCACTCACCATAAAGCTTATTAACGGATCAACGATTTCGTTAAAGGGTGCAGAGAAGCCTAATAATTTAAGAGGGCGAGCATTAGACTTTGTTGTTCTCGATGAGTTCGCTGATATGCGTCCAGAGGCATGGTATGAGGTTTTACGACCTTCTCTCTCTGATCGACATAGTGAGGATAACCCAACAAGAGCGTTGTTTATAGGAACGCCAAAGGGCCGTAATCATTTCTATGATCTATGGGCTAAAGGCATCGATGGTGCTGATGGTTGGGCAAGCTTTCAATATACAACCATTCAGGGCGGTAATGTCGCAGAGGATGAGATTGCGCAAGCGAAGTCTGATCTTGATGAGCGCACCTTTAAACAAGAATACTGCGCTGAGTTTGTCACCTATGCAGGGCTAATTTACTACAACTTTGAACGCGCATCCTCAGTTGTTAAATATAAAGATGATGGCGGTGTTCTGCATATAGGCATGGACTTTAACACTGATCCTATGAGCGCAGTGGTCGCTATACGCAAAGGCAACACGCTTATCTGCATTGATGAGATCGTGATCTACGGTTCTAACACCGATGAGATGGCTAAAGAGATACATGAACGCTATCCAAATCGACAGACGATTATTTATCCTGATCCAGCAGCGCGTCAAAGAAAGACCTCTAGTGCAGGTCGCACAGACCTATCTATATTACAAAACTCTGGCTTTATGACAAAAGCTAGATCATCCCATCCGGCTATTCGTGATCGTATCAACGCGGTTAATTCACGGCTCAAGTCAGGCAATGGGGAAAGACATCTGTTTTTTACTGATAAATGCAAGCAAGTGATTAAGTCGCTAGAGCGGCAAACCTACAAGGAAGGAACTAGCCAACCTAATAAAGACGATGGCTATGACCACATGAACGATGCTTTGGGTTATCTCGTTGAATACTTATTCCCGGTAAAAACAGACTACAACACAGAACAGCCTACGCGGTGGACTTAAATGGCAGACATTGAACATACGCACATAGAATATGACCGTCACAAAGACGAGTGGGAATTTTATCTGCGCTCTTATATGGGTGGCGAGCAGTACCGTGATGGTTCTTATTTAACGAAATACGTTAATGAGGACAAGGATTCTTATAACCGTAGACTTGATCTAACGCCATTAGATAACCACAGCAAAAACATCGTACATATATACTCAAGCTTCCTTTGGAGAGTGCCGCCTACAAGAGCGTTTAATTCTTTAGCCAATAACGTAGCTCTACAGCCTTTCTTACAGGACTGTGATCTTGAAGGGCGTTCATTGAATACGTTTATGCGCGAGGCGCAAGTCTGGGCATCTGTTTACGGTAACGTCTGGCTTATGCTTGATAAACCTAAGTCCAACGCAGGGACAAGAGCTGAAGAGTTAGCGCAAGATATACGCCCTTATATTACCCTATTTACTCCAGAGAACGTCTTTGATTGGATGTGGGAGAGGACTCCTAGCGGTCGATTTAAACTAACTTATCTCAAGGTAAGGGAAAGCATTCAGTATATCTCTGATACAGAGAAAGAGGTTTATTACCGGGTCTGGCGCGAAGATAGAATCGAGACTTGGAAAGTGGTCGCAGATGAAGATCGCATGATTGAAACGATGGATAATCCATTGGGCAAGATACCCGCTGTATTTCTACCTGCACAGCGATCAGTGACTAAAGGCATTGGCATATCTGATCTCTCTGATGTTGCTTATATGCAACGCGCTATATACCAAGAGCTATCAGAAATAGAGCAATTGATAAGAATATCTAATCACCCAACTCTAGTTAAAACCTTTGGCACAGATGCAAGCGCGGGCGCAGGGGCGGTCATTAATCTACCTGATGACATAGATCAGGGGTTAAAGCCTTATCAAATGCAGCCAAGTGGTTCTAATTTAGATGCGGTTAGAGCATCGATTACCGACAAGGTAGAGGCCATTAATAGAATGTCCCACATGGGCGCTGTTCGCGGTACTCAGGCAATGACTCAATCGGGTGTTGCTATGCAAACAGAATTCCAAATGCTTAACGCTAAATTAAGCGAGAAGGCAGACATATTAGAGTTAGCAGAAGAGCAATTGTTTACCTTGTTCTGTGAGTGGCAAGAAGTTACCCCAGATGTTGAGATTTCCTATCCTGATTCGTTCGATCTTCGAGATTATGATAAAGAATTAGCGTTCCTACAGGGCATTAGATCAAGCGGTGTTCGATCTGTAACACTTATGCAGAATATTGATATGCAGATTGCTGATCTTGTTCTTGATGATGAGGCACTTGCCAAAGCTCATACAGAGATTGAAGAAAGTACAGCAGTGCTTGGTGACTTCTCTGATAAGACTCAGATATACAGCTACCACATTGATGCGGGTGTTGTAACGCCTAATGAAGTTAGAGAGAAGATTGGCTTGGAAGAGATCGAGGGCGGTGATGCCCTTATTGAGCCAAAGGATGATGAAGGTTCTGAACTAGGGCAGTTCTAATGTCAGCAGAGAGCGAATACTCTGATCTATTAGATCGATTGGCTGACAAACACCAAGAGCGAATGGTCACAGCTTTAAAAGAGCTTGAGGAGCGCGTTGCTGAACTGATGGCAACTGCACCCATACGCGATGGGCAACTGTTTGACCTAGAGTGGGCAATCTCTGCAAGAGCCGAGCTTAGACGATTAATTGATGATGTCTATCTAACTGAGGTTCAAGCGGCAGTTAGCCAGTATAGGAATGTCTCTAACTCAGCTCTAGCCATGCTCAAGACATACGGTGACTTTACTCAGGTTGATGCCGCAGTTATTACACAATTACAGCGATTATCTTTCCAAGGCTTTGAGGCGATGGCCGCAGAGTATTTGGATGTTCTAGCAACAGAGGTTTACCAATCAACACTAACCGGGCGAGCGTTTAAAGACTCGGTTAAGAACCTAAGACAAAGCATTAACGGCATCTATATACAGAGTGACTCGGTAGAGGCTAATCGTTTGGTTGACATAGCCGCTAATGGCACAGCCGCACAAAGAGCCGCAGCCGTTGAAGAGCTAAGGACGCTCTACGCTAGAGATAGGGCAGGGAATAACCTTAGACGCTATTCCGTTCAGATGATGCAAGACAGCCTTATGCAATTTGATGCCTCGATTAACACAGCGATAGGCATAGAGTCAGGTGCTACCAAATGGAAGTATTACGGCTCATTAATTAGAGACAGTAGGGAGTTTTGTAAAAAGCACGTTGGTAAGACGTTTACAAACGAAGAGATACAAGAAACGTGGTCGCAGAGCTGGGCAGGTAAAGCCGCAGGTGATCCGTTTATTGTAAGAGGCGGTTACAACTGCCGTCATCATTTTAGACCTACGTTTGAGGATTAAATCATGCCAAAAGGCAAAGGAACTTACGGCTTTACAGTTGGCCGTCCAAAGAAAAAAAAGAAAATAAAGAAGTAAGATTTTTTAACTACTCGAAAGAGGTTCGTACACATGAGCGATGAAATCATGGAAGTAGCAAACGCTGAGACTGAGACAGCGGCAGTAGAAACTCAGGAAAAGACTTACACGTCTGCACAGGTAGAGAATATTGTTCTCGGTAGGTTAGCTCAACAAAATCGTAAATTTGAAGCGAAAATTGGTGATATTGACTTAG